GTAGAAAGAATAAAGCAGATAATGCCAGAGGTCGACAAGATCTCTCCTACCTTCTGCTTGGCTAAATGGCATCACACTACTATCTATTTAGGAACAGGAGAGACACACAGTTGTTATCATCCTGCTCCTCACAAAATTCCGCTGGAGGGACTCGAAGAGAATCCTAGCCTACTGCATAATACACCTCAAAAAAAAGCCGAAAGGCAGGCTATGATACACGGAGAGAAACCCAGCGGATGTCAATACTGCTGGAATGTTGAGTGCATGGGTAAAGATTACATTAGTGATCGTAAAGAACGTAATGCAAGTATATACACTCCAGAAAGATTTGACACAATAAAACAAGACCCAATGGCAGATGTAAATCCTCAATATGTAGAAGTATCATTTGGTAATGAATGTAACTTTAAGTGCGGTTATTGTCACCCTAAACATTCTAGCAGTTATTACAAAGAGATAGAGAAACACGGTCCGTACACTATGGTTAAAAATCATAGGAATGATATTGACTGGTTTAAAATACACAAAGATGAAGAAACAAATCCATATGTCAAAGCATGGTGGAAATGGTGGCCTGAGTTACGTAAGACACTTACAATTTTACGTATTACAGGAGGAGAACCATTACTACAGCAAAGCACATGGCGTATGTTCGACGAACTTGAAAAGAATCCATGTCCTAATTTAGAACTAAACATCAATACCAACTTAGGTGTTAAGCCTATCCTTATTGAACGATTTACTGACAAAGTAAACAGTTTAGTTGATAAAGGTTGTATCAAAGATTTTAAAGTTTTTACAAGTATTGACACATGGGGACCACAAGCAGAGTATATTAGAACAGGATTGGATTTAGAACTATGGGAACGTAACCTTGATACATATTTTACTAAAACAAATATGCCATTAACATTTATGGTCACGTTTAATATTTTAACTGTAACTAACTTTAGTAAACTATTACAGAAGTTTTTAGACTGGCGTGTAAAATATAATAGTGAAAATCAAACTAAATGGCAGCGTATTAGATTTGATACTCCTTATCTAAAAGAACCGTTACAGTATGATATGAATATACTTCCTAAAAATGAATTTGTTCCTTATATGAAACAGCATTTACAGTTTATAGCAGAAAATTTAGATGATGCAGACAAACATAAGTTTAGTATACTTGAATATGAAAAGTTTAGACGTGTAGTTGATTACATGGCTAGTACAAATTATACTACAGAGCGTGTACAAGAAGGAAGACGTGACTTCTATAACTGGTTCACCGAATACGATAAACGTAGAAATGTAGACTTTGTAAATGTTTTTCCTGAATTAGAAGGATTTTATAATGACTGTGCCAAATAAAACTTTCTGTATACTACCATGGATACATCTCTATGCAAATCCAGACGGCACTGTTCTACCTTGTTGTGTAGGAGACTGGCAGCAATCTATGGGTAATGTACAAGACGGCTCATTAAAAGAAGTATTTAATAATGAAAGTTTTAAAAGAATGCGTAAGAATATGTTGGCTGGAAAAAAATGTAGCCAATGTACTGCATGTTATCGAGATGAAGATTCTGGTAACAGTAGTTTTCGTAAGCACAGCAACGAGCAGTTTGAAAAATATATAGACAACGCTATTGCAACAACAAATATTGATGGAACCATAGATGATTTTAAACTAAGGTATCTAGATGTAAGATGGAGTAATATTTGTAATTTTAAATGTAGATCCTGCGGTCCTTTGTATTCAAGTAGTTGGGCACAAGAACACGGCAGCGAAAAAATCTTTACCTATGCAGGCGGAGTTAACAATGATGAACTATACAAACAGTTCGAACCACACTTTGATACTATAGAAGAATTTTATTTTGCCGGTGGCGAACCGTTATTAACTGACAAACATTACGATATACTTGAATACTTAATTGAGAATGGAAGAACAGATGTAAAATTAAGATATAACACAAACATGAGTGTGCTAAAATACAAAAATAAAAATGTATTAGACATGTGGAAGAAGTTTTCTAATGTTTATATTGGTGCTAGTCTTGATAGTTGGGGTCCACGTGCTGAATATATTAGGCATGGAACTATATGGAATGTTATAGAACAGAATATTAGAACTGTAAGAGAACAAGCACCGCATATACATATGCAAACTAATACAGTGGTTTCAATACTAAACATAAAAACACTCACAGAATTTATAGATTACATGTTAGAAAGTGGGTTAGTAGACGTTAAAAACTATAATCCACATTTTTATGTAATAATGAATCCAGAATTTTTAAGTTTGCAATTACTTACTGACGAAGAACTGGCGGATACTGCTAAAAAATTGACAGAGTATGCTAATAATAAAGGCGGAAATATTAAACAATCTCTACAAACTGTAATTAATGGATTAAAATCAACACTACATAATCCTAATATTATAGACAAATTTAAAATTACTATTGATCACCATGACAGAAAAAGAAAAGAAGACGGTCCTTTAACGTTTCCTGAACTAGAGGATTTAATGGAAGAATGAAAATCTACTTTGACACACTATTAAGTAATGAATCTAATCAGAACAAACTAGCAACTAAGGGCAACACAGACTATTGGCTTGTAGCACCCGGTGCTCCTGTGAAACAAAAGTGTATTGATATGGGGTTGGACGTTTGTGAGTTAACAACTATCGACGATAATGGAATATATTTTGTAGATGTTAGAGGAGATCCCCAGTGGTGGGCAGGAGTTTTAACTAATACTGGAGTCCCTCATAAGCATATTTTATCTTGTATACCAAAAGAAATAAGAAAACTAGTCAAAGATAAAAAAATTAGACTTGTAATAAACGCTGACAGAGAAGGTGGCCCGATGGTTACACAGCATTGGGATTGTTTCTTATCTACACATAATACTATGATTGAACTTGGGTTTCCTAAGGATAGTGTTTTAATACTACAGGGTAATAAAAAGGTTGAACAACAATACCGTAGATGGAGAAAATACAAAGGTGTTGATAAGATATATGACGTGATGTATAGTAATCACTTTGGAAACATATTCGGAGATGCGAATTTGCCTACTAGTCCTGTCATAAAATACGCTATGGCAAACCCTGCCAGCAAGGATTACAACAGCCTTAACAGAGTTTATCGTCCCCAACGTGGCGCACACTTATATAGATTAATGAAAGACGGCTTTGTAAATAATGGAATAGTAAGCGGCAATGAAATAATACTTAGAGATAAAGATACAGAAAATTTAGTAGGTGACTATCAAGATATAGAGAAAGAGTTTCCTAAGTTTATAGACGGAGACTGGAGTAAAACAAATGCTGCTAATCAGTATAACGTTGACATATATAAAAATAGTCTGCTTACAGTAATCACAGAAACTATATTCCTGCATGATGTTGCATTTATTACTGAAAAGATATTTAAACCTATTACAATGGGTCATCCACTTGTATTATTTGCTAGCCAAGGAACCCTTAGATGTCTTGAACAAATGGGATTTAGAACAGATTGGTGTGGAATAGATCCTGCATACAATGACATAGAGGATAATCTAGAACGCTTTAATGCAACACAACAAGTTATTAACGATTGGATCGAATTAAAACAAGAAGAAAAAATTGCTAGATTAGAAAAGAGTATAGATACAATACAGCACAATTTTGATTTAATTAGACACAGTGACTTTTATGCTGATGCAATACACGAAGCAGTTGTTAGAACAGAAAAGTATTATGAAACCGTTTAATCAATACAAGAGATTTTTTGCATTTGGGTGCAGTCTGACAAGTTATAATTGGCCAACGTGGGCTGATATTGTAGCACAGGAAGTTCCTGAGTATTATAATTATGCACAAAGCGGTGGCGGCAACTTATTCATATCCAACGGAATAGTAGAAGCAAATCTTACACATAAATTTACAGAAGATGATTTAGTAATGGTTATGTGGAGTAGTGTTAGTAGAGAAGATCGTTATAAGAATAATAGATGGGAAACACCTGGTAATATCTATACTCAAAGTGTAATAGATATGGATTTTGTTTACAAGTGGGCAGACGATAGATTTTATCTTATGAAAGATTTAGGAATAGTTGAACAGGCTTCTGTTTATTTAAAAAGTTTGCCCTGCGATACTGAAATGTTTAAAATGGTTGATTTTGAAGAAACTAAAATGACAGATAATATTAAGAAAAATCATCTAGTGGACATAATTGATTTATATAAGTCTACGTTAGATAAAGTAAAGCCGTCAGTGGTTGATATAGTATATAAAGGAAAATGGCCGCAAACTCCGATTAAAGGGTGGGGAGGAAAAGGTCAGACTGCTGACTATCATCCAACTCCACTTGGCTACTTAAAGTATCTTGAAAATTTTTATCCTGTTACTGACAAAATGAAAAGATTTTCGGCAGAGTATGATGCAAAAGTTTTGGAATGCAGAACGCTGGATGATACTGTAAAGTTTTGGTCCGCACCCGGCGTGAGGAGATTATAGTGCCCTGTATCAATACAGATAATCTTTTATACGTAAAAACATATAGCCTGCACGACAAGGAAGTTATAAAGATTGACAGGAACATTGGTTACTATGCAAAAGAAAATGTAGACTATGATTTTTTCTACATACAGTTTTCCAATGCTGATAGTTTCAGCATGTTTAGCATAGATGACATTGTATCTAAAGATATTTTAGATAGAGTAAAAGATAAAAAAGTTTTTCTCGTGCTTGACAATGGACTAGAACATTTTTATGAATGTGCAGATGCAATATACAGAGATATAGTTATAAAGTACAACATACCAGCAGAACAAATTATATTTTTATCAGCAGTACCAACAATGAACACACATGTTGCACAACTTGCAAAGAAACTAAAACTTCCTGAAATAAAAGTAGATTGGTTTAGTTTATTTGAAGCAACAGGAAAAGACGCAGCCAAAAAAGGAACTGTTGCTCTACCAAAGAAAAAAAATTATAATAAAAAGTTTTTGCTACTTAACAGAAGATGGAGATTGCATCGACCGTTACTAATTACACTTTTAAGATCACGTAATCTACTTGATCAAGGTTATATAAGTTTTGCACCAAGTGATGATGGACATAATTGGAATACAGTGTATCCACGATTGCAAGCCATGTACAATAATCATAATAGGATTTCTAAAATACTTTCAGACAATGCAGATGTAAAAAATCTTAAACCTATGTATTTAGATACAGAAGATTTAGTTACAAATCGTGCAATGCACGAAGATTCTATTTCAAAATATTATGTAGAAACATATTTTAGCATAGTGTCCGAAACTACATATCACGAGGGTACTCCATTCTTAAGTGAAAAAATTTTTAAAGCAATAGCAATGGGACATCCTTTTATAATAGTAACAGCACCTAATAGTTTACAATATTTGAAAGCATTAGGCTACAAAACATATTCTCCTTTCATAGATGAATCATATGATAGTATACAAGATGACGGTGATAGAATGTTGGCTATTTTAGATCAAATAGAAAAACTATGCAGTATGCCCAAAAAAACATTACGTAAGCAATGGCTACCAAATGTAAGGACTATTGCTAATCATAATAGAAACTTATTGTTAAAAAACTATAGTAAAGATTTGTGCGTTCCTATGAACTACTAGCGTCTTTTAAGGTGCTTTAAACGCATTTTAAGCGTCATACAGCGTTGTTTACAGTCACAGTGCTATAGTTGAACTATTGTGTATAAACCACGTTTAAAAGGCGGTTAACGTTGTTTTTGTAAATACTTTTGGATAGAGAATCATGGAAAAACTTAAACTTAAAATTAATTATTGGCCTATTCTTAGAACCCCTAATGTCAGCCAAAACAGTTTAGACGGCAAAAATAACGACCAATTATTAGTTCAACTTAATGGCAATACAGTATCTAACTTTAGGTTAGAACAGGTTAATATTCCTTCAAACATTTATGGACATGAAGAAGTAGTAGATATAGATTGGCATTTAGAAAAACCAAATACTCTTGTACTTACAAATATACAGAAATGGGAACCAACAGGAGAAAATATTAAGTTAGTTGCAGAACTTAAATTTACACCAATCAAGCAAGTTATGGAACCTCATACATATACTGAATATGAATTAGATTTTAAATATGATTTAACAGAGCTACCATCTGTACAGTTAGATAAATTTAATGACAACTTCGATATTGCTGAAGAATGGTTTCATTTTAAATTATTTGGTAAAGCATTATTACACAATCAACAATTAATTCCTGGGCATTGTTTTCATATAAAAGAAAATTTTACGTGGAGAGCTCCTATTGATGATACAGCAGTTATTCCTTTAATATTTGAATTTGAGGAATTTGGAAATGTAAAAACACATACTGCTATAAAATTTATACAGGGATTAAGATTTACAATTTATAAGGAACAAAAATGAAAATAGCATTTATAGGATTAGGCAAATTAGGATTGCCATGTGCAGAAGTAATTGCCAAAAAAGGACACAGTGTTCTAGGCTATGATGTTGATACAGTACATAGTGATTATGTAATTGTAGAAGATACTATCCAAGATGCAGTAAAGGATAGAGATATTGTGTTTGTTGCAGTTCCTACTCCACATGATCCTGCTTACGATGGTAAAGCACCTACAGCACATTTAGAACCAAAAGATTTTTCTTACGATATTGTTCATAGTGTTCTTGAAGAAGCAAATAAGCATATGAATAAAGATCAATTGCTTGTGCTTATAAGCACAGTATTGCCAGGTACAGTACGCAGAGAGTTTATACAACATGTTACTAATACACGATTTGTTTACAATCCATACTTAATTGCAATGGGAACTGTTGCTTGGGATATGGTAAATCCAGATATAGTAATGATTGGAACTGATGACGGAAGTGCTACAGGCGATGCTATTGAACTTGTAAGATTTTATCACACAATAATGGAAAACAATCCTAAGTATGAAATTGGAACTTGGGACGAGTGTGAATGCATAAAAGTTTTCTATAACACCTTTATTTCAACTAAGATTGGATTGGTTAATATGATGCAAGATGTTGCTGAACGTCAAGGTAATATCAATGTCGATAAAGTTACTGATGCATTATCTAACGCTACAAAAAGAATTACTAGTTCTGCATACATGAAAGCAGGAATGGGAGATGGAGGTGCATGCCATCCTAGAGATAATATAGCACTACGTTATATGGCTAAAAAATTAGATTTAGGTTATGATATCTTTGATGCAATTATGAATGCTAGAGAAGTACAAGCACAAAATATTGCAACCAAACTATGTGAAATTGCAAAAGAAAAAGAACTTCCTATCTTAATAAATGGTATTGCTTATAAACCAGGTGTGCCTTATGTTGACGGAAGTTATGCATTACTAGTTTCACAATACTGTCATGAATACGGATTTAATCCAATGAAAGTTGATCCGCTAGTGTATGGGGCCGATAAAGGACCTTATAGAGCAGTAGTTCTTCTTGCTCATCCAGAAATGTATATTGATGTTACTAATGATAGTGTTGTAGTTGATCCTTGGAGAGAACATACTTCGAATACATACGAAGTTGTACATTACGGTAATACTAGAGAATCTTCTTAGTCTTTTTTGCTATATCGGCTTTTAATAAACCAACATCTATTTTAAAATCTAAATTTTTGATTGTGTCTTTATACTCAGTCAAGGAGTTCAATAACTTTTTTGCAACATTATCTGGGTCGGTATTTTCTAGTTGTTGTTTGACATTGATTTCCCAGATACGTCCATCTGTAAATTCAATAATCATCTTCTCAACATAAGCAACCGGCATGGTGTCCATATATAAATCTTTGAACACCTCCGGCCACTCGTCTACTAGATGTTTAGGCGGCTTGAAGTAATGCCTATGCACTTGCTTATGCTTCTGCTTCTGCTTTTGCCTTAGAAGTTTTCTTCTTTGGCGGATCTAATTCGTCTGCTTGTCTACGTAATTGTGCTGCTTCTTTATACATAGCATCTGCTTGACTACGATATGATTTTGCAAGATCTGAATCAGATAATACACCATCCGTTTTAGGAGCCGCTACTGGCTCTTCGCTTGGAGTAGTTTCTGGTACTGTAGTTTGTGCTGCTACTTGTTCTTTAGTTGGAGCACCACTTACTAATGTGTATAATTCATCTACAGACATACCTTTTTGCTCTGCAATTAAAGTATTTAATTGTGAAAGATTAATTGTATCTGTCGGTGTAGGAGTCATTGTTACATTATCAGTAGGAACTTTTCTTAAACGTCCTTCTGCTTGCATTGCTTGCAGCATTGGTCTTCCGTCTGAAAAAGTTCTGGAGAACATTAATTCTCCTAGTTCATTTGTCTGTTGTGCTTGATCGGAATCGATCATAGCCATCAATGAATCATGAACTTCATCTTTCAGTGTTGCAGTTTGCAATACTAAAGCATTGTTCGATTCGCCCGGAACTGTTCTAAATACTACAGCAACTTTGTCGCCTGTATTTTTCAGTTTTCCTACGTGTTTGATTTCTTTAGCCATAATTTACTTCCCTTGTGTTTGTTGTTCTTGTTGCTGCTTAGATACATGATCTAAGAACAATGTTAACTTGTTATAAGTTTTACCAACCGCTTCAAGTTCGTTAGCCTTAAATGCACCTCTTGTTGTAGCAATATCAATAATGCTTTTCACAGCATTTAGATCACTAATATTTAAATCAGGTGCTGCCGCAGTATCTGCGCCAGGTGTTGGTACTGGACCGCTTACCGGAGCAGCGGTCGCTTCTGTGTTTACTTCTGCTTCAGCAGGAGCATCAGTTTTGTTTACTTCTTCAGCCATTCTAGTTTCTCCTTAAGTATGGGCAAGCCAACATAAAAAATGTTAACTCTTTTTGTTCTTCAAACCCAACAAATGTTGCTGTTTGAAATTTGTCGTTACTTGTTACAGTAGGATATGTTAAAACACAATATCTTCCTGCAAGTTTAGATCTAATCCAATTTGTAACATCTCTATAGTTTTTATCTGCACTTGCAATCTTAGTTTTGCAGAAGTGCGGAGGCATTGTTTCCAATTTTCTAATATTCAAAACATCCAACGGATTTAGTTCTAACATAAAATTATTTATTAACTGCTACTATAACTATGATGATTCTTGGCTTAATCTTTTACTCAAAGCCTTGTTATATCCTAGTTTTTGGACATCTCCACTAAAGAGATATAGTTCAAATGCAGCCTTCTCCTTTAATACTGATATTGATCGTTTAGTAATATAATACGGTGAATCTATAAATTTGTCAAGCCATAAAAGTATTTGTGGAGTAATAGAAAAGTCTTTCGGAAAGTCAATCTTATAGATTTTGATTTCGGATTCATTCTTAATAAAATCCATTGCTTGGTCTGTTAGTCTTAGTCCACCATCATTTTTAACACGCACATTCCACCACCAATCCATTCTTTTGCTCTTTACTAGTTCGGCAGTAATGTCTAATTCAGCGGCTTTTAAAAAAATATTTGTGTAATTGTCTTTAACGTCCATTCCACTATTCTTTTTCTCCAGTGTTTAATTTATATACAGAAAAGTCAGTAGTGTTAAACAGTTTGTTAAGTTTCTTGGCTAAGTTTCTAGCATGACCAGGATTTGAAAATGAAACCTTTTTATATTTTGGACCAGGATAACTTGATACAGCACTACCGCTTTTTAAATTAAAAGGCTTGTGTTTATAAAATACAGCCCATATAGCCTCGCTTTCAAGTATCTGTTCTACTTTATAGGTCTCTCGGTTAGTATGTTCGAGAATGATTTTTGGTTTTGGTCTACTCATATATACGTAAATTCCTAGTTAACTACGTATATATTTATCCTTTTTTAGAAGTTTCCACCGTCAAACTTAACATCAACTTCATTAGCACTCTTGTTTATCTGTTTTAGTAATGTATGTATTTCCGCTACTGTAGACCCTAATTTAGTTGTTATTAGTGCAAGTTCTGTAACAAGTGTTCTTGCTTCTTCGATCGTTATACGTATTTCACGTTGCTGTGTTTTTTCAGCAGACGATACTCGTTGAAGAAGTTTTTGCACTGATGCTAGATTAGTTGGAATACTATTTGTTGACATTTGATAATACCTGTTTCATTTCTAAGTCAGTCTTAAAAGGACCTTTAGATTCATATCTTTGTAGTGTAATAAGTTTAGGACAAAAAGACTTAACCCAACCCTTATCAAACTTGATTACATAGTAACCTGCACAATATAAACTTTTACTATCTTTACTTTTTGTAAACAACGGAAGTTTTTGACGTATATCATACATTGCATTATGCGGAACAGTGCTTGATGCATATCCATGTACTTCTTTTGGATTTGAATTATCTGCTTCTTTAATAATTTTAGCAATAAAGAAATCGTCACCAAACTCATTTGTTACAACTTTTTTGTTCTTATAAATTTTAACACCGTCTTTGTTTTGTAATACAAATTGTGAAAACTCATCTTTTCTTAAAGTTCCAACTCGTTGTCCTTCATCTTCTACAATCCAAAACTTACCTTCAAGAACTGGTTTTGCTTTTAAAAATGTCATACTGTATACCTCGCATTTAACGGCTCAGCATATGCTTGCGCCTGATCTGAAATTTTCTTTAAGTCGTATAAGTGGCAAAACTTCATCAACCTTACACCAACTTGGCTTATATTTTTATCTGCATCAATTGCTGTTTTAATTGTGCTTTCAATCTTTTCTTTAATATCTGCAGGTTGTGCAGTAAGATCAATAATAGTTTTATTACGTTCGTAATCTTCTAGTACACGATGTTCTTCACCGTTATGATCAACCCAACGTTGTAACATTAGGTTATTCCAATTAAATCCTTTAGTTTGTCTATCTGCAAATGCTTCAACAAGACCTACTTTGTTCTTAGAGCCTTTTTTGCGTACACCTGGATATGCACTAAACACATTATCACTAGTGTCGCCACGCATACATTTCTCAAACAACATCCATTCAGCATCTACAACCTTAGGCAGTTTAGTCTTCTTGTCAATAACTAGTTCGCCTTTCTTGTCAAAGAAGCCTTCTGTTGTAGTAGTAACTTCTTGTACACCATTATAAAGTCTACAGTTAGGAGCAATTAACTGTTGAAAGTCTGTGTCAGTACTAACAATAACATGATCTGCATCTGGGTGTTGTTGTACCCAACCAGCAATTAAATCATCTGCTTCTAGCTCTTTGTGTTGTAATACAGTACAGTTAGTTTTATCTGTAACAAAATTCTTAAATGTATCAAAGGCTTCCCAGAACACAGTATCTTCTTCTTGCTGTTTTTCTG